CGAACCTCACCCGGAAGTTGAGCATCAAGGAATGGAAGAAGCAGGTGAAGGCGACACTCGGCATTGAGCTGGCGGACGACTATTACACTGGCGAGCTGTTCCAGAAGCTCCTCCGGCAATGGGTGGACGACAATGTTGACCTCATCAAGACCATCCCGCAGGACAGCCTCTCGAAGATGAGGAAGCTGGTGCTGGAGGGCTACCGAACAGGCTCGACCACCACGGACATCGTGAAGGAGATACAGCGCATCTACGGCATGGACCGCAGACACGCCCGTCTCATCGCACGAGACCAGATAGCGAAGCTGAACAGCGCAATCACCCGCCAGCAGCAAGAGGACGCCGGAGTGACCGAGTACATCTGGTCCACCTCTGGCGACGAGAGAGTGAGGGACAGTCACAGGCACTTGAACGGCAAGCGGTTCAGGTGGGACGACCCGCCCGTCGTTGACGAGGCGACTGGTCGGCGATGCAACCCCGGAGAAGACTACCAGTGCAGATGTGTTGCACTGGCGGTTTTTGACTTCAATACCGTAGACCTGCCAGTAGCGCAGGAAGCGCAGAGCTGAGGGGGTGGTAGGTATGAAGAAGTTTTAATCGAGACCCCGAACGGGTCGGAAGGAGGCAGAGCATGGTAACGCCAAAGCTCAACAGGGTACAGCGTCTGGACAGTATCTCGCTGGACGCCACCTACTTCACTGATGAGGGCTACCTCGTAGACCACCCCATCGTGACTTCGGTAGGCATCTTCGAGTACACGAACCCGGACGGCAGTATCAGGCGGGAGCTTCGTCTCCCCGAAGATGTCTTCGCACCTGAGAGCCTGAAATCCTACAAGGGCAAGCCTATCATCATTACCCACGAAGCAGGATATGTGGACAAGGGCAATGTGGAGGAGGAGACCATAGGAACCATCCTATCGGAAGGGTATCAGGACGGCGACGATGTACGGGCTGAAATCATCATCCACGACACCGACGCTATGAAACAGTGCGGATTGCGAGAACTCTCGCTGGGCTATAACCTGCGGCTGGAGGAGACTCCGGGCGAATGGAACGGTCAGCCTTACGACGCAATCCAGAGAGACATCGTAATCAACCATCTGGCACTCGTCAGTTCTGCGAGAGCCGGAGAACAGGCTCGGCTGAATATCGACAGCCGGGACCAAAACACTCTTACAGGAGGTAAATCAAACATGGCTAAGACTACCAAGAGAAATGATGGCGGCATGATGGGTCCCGACGACCTGAGTGCTGCCATCGACGCTTTCAAGCAGCGCAGAGCCGAGCGTATGAACGCTTGCCCTCCTGCCGCTGACGAGGGCGAACCCGCCGCTGCGGAGGAGAACACCGCCCCTGCCGCTGCCGAGGCTCCCGCCGCCGATGAGGGCGAGGGCGAGGACAAGGTGCAGATGGTCAAGGACCGCCGTGACCGCCGTGACGCCGAGGGCGACCCCGAAGATGTGAACGGCGCTATGGGCGTCATCGCCCAGCAGGACGAGGACATCGACACCCTGCTCGGTATCATCGACGTGCTTCAGGCTGCTGCCCCTGTTCTGGACGGTAGTGACTGCACCGCCACCGATGGTGATGGCGAGGAGAACGGCGAGGAGAACACCGACGAGGACGAACCCGCTCAGGAGAACGCCGACCGCAAGGACTCTGCTGACGACTTCCGTGAGCTGCTCCGTGTGGTCCGTGTGGGCGACCGCCTGAACATGGACGGGCTGGAGAGCATGAGCGTGAAGGACGCAAAGAAGGCCGTCCTGAAGAAGCTGAAGCCCACCCTGCACATGGACGGCAAGAGTTCCGCCTACGTCAGCGCAGCGTTCGACATGGCTGTGAGCGAGATGGGCGCTCGCAAGGACACCAACTACCAGCGCAGCCAGATGATGAACAAGGACTCCAAGAAGCCCAGCCGCTCCGTTGGGTCCGCCGCCGACGCTCGTCAGCGCATGATTGAGCGTCAGTCCAAGAAGGAGGATAAGTAAATGAGCGTTCAGACTACCTACGGTTTCGCCACTGGCAGAGGCATCGCTGGTGGCATCTACGATATGTACCACTACCCGGTAGACTCCCGGTTCAACGAGGAGGAGAACGGCAAGCTGCGCTTCGGCGTGGGCGTTGTCCCCGGCTCCATCCCCGGTAGCAATGTGGTACTGCCTACTGCGGAAGCCACCGCCGCTGACTTCGAGGGCGTCATCGTGAACGGCTTCGACCGTCAGCAGGACTTGGAGGGCAAGGTCCGCATTATGAACAACCAGAACGTCGGCGTCATGCGCCGTGGTCGCATCTGGGTCGTGCTGGCTACCGATGCGGAGCCTGTGTATGGCGACGCTGTTCACATGGTCGTCATGGGCGATGAGGCTGGCTGCTTCACCACCGAGGGCGGCGTGACCATCGCTGGTCGCTTCATCGGCTCCGCTCAGGACGGTCTCGCACCTGTGGAGCTGTTCGGCACCGATGTGGCTTCCGGCTCCGACGACGATAACGCTTGATAGGAGGAAGTGCAATTATGAGCAAGCAGAAATCCATGAGATATGACCAGAGCGACTATGAGGCGCTGTTGGCTTCCAACATTCCCGCCTCCATCGCCACCAACCCGAAGATGAACTTCGACGACGCTGAGGAGGCTTCCATCTTCTTCGCCCGTGAGCTGGACTATGTGAAGTCCCAGTCCTACGACGTAGAGTACCCTCAGCTCACCGCCCTGTCTCTGTTCCCCATCTCCAGCGAGGTGGACCCCGGTGCTGAGACCATCACCTATTACAGCTACGACAAGGTGGGTTTGGCTGCTATCATCAGCAACTACGCCACCGACCTGCCTCGTGCTGATGTGAAGGGCAAGCCCACCACCGCCATCATCAAGTCCATCGGCTCCAGCTACGGCTACTCCATTCAGGAGATGAGAGCCTCCCGCATGGCTGGCAAGGCACTGGACACCCGCAAGGCTGAGTCCGCCCGTTACCAGATTGACTACCTGAACAACAAGATTGCTTGGGCTGGCGACGAGGAGACTGGTCTGAAGGGCGTTCTGTCCGAGGGCAACGACATCCCCGTCTTCATCCCCACCGCTGGTGCTTCCGGCGAGACCTCTTGGGACAAGAAGAAGGCCGACGAAATTCTGGCGGACATCACCTCCATGCTGACCACCATGAGCGAGACCACCAAGGGCGTCGAGAAGCCCGACACTCTCGCCATCCCTGAGAGCCGCTATATCACCCTCCAGAACACCCGCATCGAGGGTACGGCTTCCACCGTCCTGAAGTACATTCAGGACAACATCCCCGACATCGCCCGTATCGAGCGTTGCCCGGAGCTGGAGGCTTCCAGCGTGGAGACCAACCCCTACGCCGCTGCGACTGGCGGCAAGGCGGTCGGCATCCTGTTCAAGAACGACGCCCGGAAGCTGACCATCGAGAACCCCCTGCCCTTCATGCAGTACCCCATCCAGACTCAGGGGCTGGAAGTGGTCGTGCCTTGCGAGGCTCGCACCGCTGGCGCAATCATCTACTACCCGATGTCCCTGCTGGTCATCGTCGGTATCTAACACTCTACCGAGGCGAGGAGACTTGCAAGGGGAGCGCAAGCGCCTCCTCGCCTCAATCACTCTAATAGGAGGTATCACCCTATGAAACTGAAGAACATGACCAATAAGCTCGTCACCGTCTGTGGCGTGAACATCCTGCCCGGTATGACCGAGGCTATTCCCGACGAGTTCAGCAAGAACGGCGTGGTGGACTTCTTCGTGAAGACCAACCGCCTCACCGTCGTGGCTGAGAAGGCTACCCGCAAGACCACCAGCGGCAAGAAGTCCGATGACAAGACCGCTGGCAATCAGGAAGACCCCACTGGTAATCAGGAGGGCGGAACGCCGAGCGAAGGCGGTCAGGAGTAAATGATGAACGCCCTCCAGATATTCCGGCTGGTTGCCACCGAGTTTGAACAACTCAACGATGAAACGGTGGAAAACTGGCTCCAACTGACCGCTCCATTCATCAGCAAGAAGCGGTTCGGGAGACTCTACGAGCAAGCCCTCGCCCTGCTGACCGCACACCGCCTGAAGATGGCTGGGTACGGGGACAGCGACCTCGGCACAGTGGGTGACTCGCTCAGAGTGGCGAGCTACTCGGAGGGCGAGACTTCTGTGAGTTTCTCAGTGAACCAGCAAACGAACCTCCAAGCGGACGCAGAGCTGGCGCTCACCCCTTATGGGCTGGAGTACCTGTCGCTGCGCCGCATGGTCATCATCCCCATCAGGTCGGCAGGTGAACGCTGATGGCAGGACACGACACCATCACACCCGAAGGGCGCAAGTTCTACGCCGAAGTCGATAAGCTGAAGGCACAGGAAGTGTTCATCGGTTTTCAGGCTGGCAAGAAGAAGCACAAGTCGAAGGACGGGAAAGAGGGCGTCGATATGGCATCGGTCGCCATGTTCAATGAGCTGGGGACCTCCACATCGCCGTCCCGTCCGTTCCTACGGCAGACCGTTGACGACAACAAGGATAAAATCAACGAGTTCGTCGAGACCGCCACCCGGCAGCTTGCGAAGGGCGGTTCCGCCGAGCTGTGCCTGAAGAAGATGGGCGCTTTCGGCGTCAGCCTCGTGCAAGAGAAAATCGAGAGCGGCACATTCACCCCGAACGCCCCATCGACC